AGAACTGGAAGATCACCAATATCGATTACTCCAATCTTCTTGGTGGTGAGGATGATGACACCTTCATCTTCCTAGATCCTCCTTACGATATCAAAGACTTTCTGTATGGAAAGAACCGTGAGATGCATAAGTCTTTTGACCATGAACGATTTGCAGAAGAGGTCTACAAGATCAAGAATAAGTTCATGATCACCTACAACGTGAACGAGAGACTCTTGGAATTATATAAAGATTACGAGTGTAGTGAGTTCGATCTTCGTTATTCTATGGTTCACCGTGGTGATAAGGGAACTAAAGATAACGTGAAGAAAGAATTGTTAGTGACTAACTATAAGAACGCAGTTAATAGTTTGGAGAACTTTTTATGAAATGCGAAGTTAAACTCTTTGTTGCAGGTCAGGTCTTCAAAGAAGAAGTCTATTGTCGTGACTATCAACACGCAAGACAAATCGCTCTTGCTAGAAATCCTGGAGCTACAGTTATTGGTGTTAATGCAAAGATGTGATATGGAACTAAAAGACTGGCTCAAATCAATCAATGAGACAAAGCACAATATCATTGATGAGGATCCTACAGAGAAATATCCTGCGTTTATCGTGAACAAGTGTCCATCGGGAACAATTGATTCATTGATGTTTGCTAATGAGATGAATAAGAATCATTCATTAGATCTTAAACTTCAATATGATTTTCTTCTAAATAGTTTGCGTAAAAAGAAAAGATTCTCTCCCTGGCTTCGCAAGGAGAAAGTGAAAGATCTTGATGCTGTTAAATCTTATTATGGTTATAGTAATGAGAAAGCGCAGCAAGCACTTAAAATTCTAAACAAAGATCAACTTGAATACATCAAGTCTAGACTTGATACTGGAGGAATGAAATGAGCGTCGTGCAAGAACCTGAAATCAACTGGGATCCTACCCAGATGGTTGAGGTTGTCCTATCTGAACCAGATGACTTTCTTAAGGTTCGTGAAACATTGACACGTATTGGTGTTGCTTCTCGCAAGGAAAAGAAGTTGTATCAGTCATGTCATATCTTGCACAAGCAAGGTAAGTATTACATCGTTCACTTCAAAGAATTATTTGCTCTAGATGGCAAAAGAGCAAACCTGACTGTCAATGATGTTCAACGTAGAAACAGAATTGTACAGTTACTTGCGGACTGGGGATTGGTTGTTGTCTGTCCCCTTGGAGAGGAAAAGATTGCAGATCTTGCACCCTTGAATCAAATCAAAGTTCTGTCATTCAAAGATAAGGGTGAATGGATTTTGGAAACAAAATATAACATTGGTCGTAAAAAGGTAGAGGTAACCGAATAAATAGAACGTCACCTTTCGTGCGTGACACGCTACATACGGAATATACGCTACTAAAAGACGGGTTACCACACCCGTCTTTTTTATGTTTTGTGGTTAAATAGTAGTGGATGCCTTCGGGGTCCACACAATCTAATCTCGCTTTAAAAGGAGAAGTACAAATGACTAACCTCGCACGTTATCACACTGCTGATCTTCCTGCGCTCCTTGATAGGATTACAAGGAACAGTATTGGTCTGGATGATTACTTTGAACGAATCTTTGAGCAACAAACTTCATCTAATTATCCTCCATACAATCTGATTCAGTTAAATAATCATGAGTCTATTTTGGAAATTGCATTAGCAGGATTTAAAAAGGAGGAGGTAAATGTTTTCACAGAGTATGGAAAACTTTTTATCAAAGGGCAAAAGGTGGAGGGGGAGGACAGAACGTTTGTCCACAAGGGTCTGGCTCAAAGAAGTTTTGAACGAGTCTGGACTATATCCGACGACACAGAAATCCAAGAGGTCACGTTCGAAGACGGACTATTGGTGGTCAAACTCGGAAAAGTAATTCCAGAACATCATCAACGAAAGGATTATCTCTAAATACAACTGACTATCGTCGGCGCAGACAGGGAGGTAACTGGCACACTCCAGTTGACACCTCCCTTTTTCATTGGTATAATAAGTAAAGGTTAAAGTATCTCATGTCTGTAAAACTTGTTTTGCTCAAGTCTGGTGAGCAAGTAATCTCTGATGTAAAACAAATTTTTTCTGGAGAGAAAGTCAATGGGTTCTTGTTTGAGAATCCTCTGGTTGTTCATACTGATGTTGGCAATCTCCTCCTGACAGAGGATGGTGTCCAAACACCAGATAAGTTGGGTGTGCGTTTAGAGTCTTGGATCGCTTTGAGTGCAGAGAAAAAGATGGTAGTTTCAAAAGACTGGATTGTCACCTATGTGGATCCAATCAAAGAACTTTTAGAAATGTATGAGGAATGTACAGATGGAGGAGAAGAAGATGGTGAAGTGTCTTTTACTGAAGAATAATACGCTGTTGATTGCCACAGTTGAAGAAGTAATCGGGCAGATTGGTGAACCAGATTGTCGTTTAATTAAACCTTATTTGGTTGATAGATCTTCACTTGAGATTACAGACTGGTTGGATTTTACCAACCAAACTGATATAATGATTAGGTCGGATGATATCCTGACCTTCGTTGACCCTAAGGGTGAACTACTTGACAAATACTTAAAACAGATTGAATGAAGTTCTACACTAACGTTCAGATGGTCGGGGATAAGTTTCTCGTCAGGGGTTATGAAGATGGCAAACACTTCATGGTCCGTGAGGAATTTCAACCGACTCTTTTTGTGCCTTCTAAAAAGAAGACCAAATACAAAACGCTTGAGGGTGAATATGTCCAGTCTGTAAAACCTGGCACCGTTCGTGATTGTAGAGAGTTCTTCAAGCAGTATGATGGTGTAGATGGATTTGAAATTTATGGGAACGAAAGGTATATCTATCAATATATTGCTCAGAAATATCCAGAAGAAGAAATCAAGTTTGATATCAGTAAGATTCGTCTGCTGACGATTGACATTGAGACTCGTTCAGAGAACGGATTCCCTGATGTCGAGTCCGCTGACCAGGAGATTCTTCTCATCACCGTGCAGGACTACACAACCAAAGAAATTATTACTTGGGGTGTGGGACCTTTCAAACTGAAGCAAGGTAACCACTACTATAAGCAGTTCAACAATGAATATGACATGCTCTCTGACTTCAGTCAGTGGTGGGAAGAGAACATGCCTGATGTGGTCACTGGGTGGAACATTCAACTGTTCGATATCCCATACCTTGTGGGACGTATTGACCGTGTTCTAGGGGAGAAGAGGTGCCGTAGGTTCTCTCCCTGGGGTCTGGTGAGTCAGAAAGAACTGTATATCAAAGGCAAGCAATACAAGACCTATGATGTGGGTGGTATCACTCAATTGGATTATCTTGAGTTGTATCGTAAGTTCACTTACACCAACCAGGAATCTTATCGTTTGGATTATATTGCAAGCGTAGAACTGGGACAGAAGAAACTTGACCACTCTGAGTTTGATACCTTCCAAGACTTCTATACAAATGGTTGGCAGAAGTTTGTAGAATACAACATCATTGACGTGGAACTTGTTGACCGTCTGGAAGACAAGATGAAACTTATCGAACTTGCAATTACTATGGCATATGATGCCAAGGTGAACTATAATGATGTTTTCTACCAGGTACGGATGTGGGACACCATCATCTACAACTACCTGAAGAAAAACAACATCGTTATTCCTCCTAAAAAGGACTCATCTAAAAGTGACAAGTATGCTGGAGCCTACGTTAAAGAACCGATTCCTGGGCGTTATGATTGGGTGGTCAGTTTTGACCTTAATTCCCTGTACCCTCATCTTATCATGCAGTACAATATCTCCCCAGAAACTCTGGTGGAGGAACGGCACCCAACAGCAAATGTTGACCGTATACTTAATGAAGAGATAAATTTTGAGATGCACAAGGACCATGCCGTCTGTGCTAACGGTGCAATGTATCGTAAGGACGTGCGTGGTTTCCTACCAGAATTGATGGATAAGATGTATGGTGAACGTGTCATCTTCAAGAAGCGGATGCTCAAAGCCAAGCAGGAGTATGAGAAGACTCCTACTGATGCACTTAAAAAAGAGATCGCCAGATGTAACAACATTCAAATGGCGAAGAAGATTGCTCTTAACTCTGCTTATGGTGCTATTGGCAATCAATA